ATCAGTAGTAAATCGCGCTGCGATTTCTCTATTTATTCCATCTATTATTAGATTTCCTCCACCCGACCTGCACCCGATCAGGTTGCCGCTGCGAGCATTCTCTCAAACTCACCCAGCCTCTTAATGTACTCATCATCCGTCCCTACTTGCTCCTGGACACTAGTTATATTTAGTGTCTCACCTTCCTCATGCTCTACGATAGGCATATAATGATGGTCTTTTAATTGCATCAGTACCCTATGCCCGTCATTATTACCATATGAGTGGACGATCCCACCTGCCACAACATCCAGGCCCAGCCCTAGCTTCAACACTGCCCCTGCGATGTCTTCTGGTGAGTGGAATGTTGGCGCGTTAGTACTCTTGTCTAGTAGCCGCAAGACCCTTCCACCGTCCCGTTGCGTCAGTAGGCCGTGTGACTGCAGATCTTGCACCACCGCATGCAGCCCGCATTTCCCGTCACCAGGCACGTCTATTGCCTTAACTCGCATCTCACCGGTGGCGGGTCGCTTCGTCCGTACGTCTATAGGGTCTTCGACCACCTTGCCATCTAATACGTAGCGTGGCACGAACTTGACACCTGTCATCCCGACCGCAGGCCTTGGCTCCTTATAAGGCCGTACCGGCCGCTCTTTAACAGCTGCCCGCACGCCGCTGAATATATCTTCTGGTGACTTAGGCGCCGGCCCCACTATTACCGGTGCCACCTCCACCTCGTGCTCACCCATGGTGGTTCTCCTTACCATCGATGTGTAGTCCCGCTCACGCGAAGTCGGTATGTGCCACTCCTGGTCACGCTCGTCGTAGAGCAGTTGGCACTTGACGCTGGGGAACGATGACTTGACCAGAACACCACTACCCTCCTCGTAGTCATCCTCTCTGCCTCCTAGCCCGTCAGTTATCCACAATTGGGCTGATCCAAGCACCATCTTCCCTTTAGACTCGACTGCCAATTCCCTCTCCTCAGGGGTCTGGTGCCGCGACTCCTTCTTGGACCTGTTGTGCCCCACCTTCGGCCTTGTTGCCCTCAGGCCCATTAGCCATGCGCATACCGATAAAGACTCAGATGCCTTCATAGTTTGGTCCTTATCGAACACGTCAGGTTTACCTGGGTAGCCGCGTGAGTAGCCCCAACATGTGTCTTTGGTATCCATGAATGGTATCAGCGTCCCCAATTGAGGTAGCTCTACATCCCAGCCACCTCTCATAAGCTCAGTGAGTTTAATGACGTAATCCTTGATTGCACCACCATAACCGAACGTGTAGGCTGAGCCTGTGAGTGAACACCAGTTCTTGAGAACCGCATTTATCGATCCGTCTTCATGCCTAAGGCCTATATCACGCAGCAGCCCGTTATACATACGGTCGGTGCTAGGGACCTCACCACATGTTCTGTCGCCTAGTCCACCAACTTGTTCAACCACCGACGTGGCACTTATCTCGAACATTTTACCGTATAACAGGTCCGTCACTAGCGACAGGCTAGTTGAGAAGTAACCTGGTTGCGACTGTAATATCGTAGAAGCTGAGGCAGCCCCGACAGACCTCACCTTGCATACGCTCAACGGTACACCACTTTGCACAGTGATTGGCCCTGCACGCTTAGTAAAATCAGCCATATGCTGACACTTGCCACGTAGGAGAGTGATGGCCTCGGCGAGGCACTTTGTTGATGATGTTTTGCACGCAATGCTCCAAATGATGCTGTAGAGTTCATCCGGTGAGCCCCACATCCCACTCGTGTCCATGTCGATCTTCCCATCCGACACTATCGCCAGACTATCTTCCGCCAGGTGACACTTGGTGTAAATGTTGTCGCCAGCATACCAAACGGACGGATACTGCTGACCTGCCATGCTCAGTAGTCCTAATTCCCTTCTAGACATACCCTCGGCGTCGACTACGACTCTGTAATTCGCGACCGTAGCCATACGAGCGTCGGCAGGTAATGATGGATGACTGAAGTCAACTATATCCTCCGCCATCTCCATACCCTCCACCTTACTCGTAGCGGCTAAGGTGTAATCCCACAGCATGAGCATCATCTTCATATACATATGTCGCATGTCCACTGGCAAAGAGAGCGAATCTTTGACGCCGTCAACCCTTAGTTCATACAACTGAGCTGCAGACATACCAGGACACTGGCTAATTATCTTGTCCCGTAGCGTAGTATCCAGCGTGTAGAATGCCGGGTCCCTTGTAACATAATCGACGTGTGCTGCCGCATGGGCGATTTCCCAGCACTCGCCGCCGTTGAAGTCTACTACTACATTCTTTATACGTGAGACCTTATCACCACTGGAAGTTCGGCAATCGACGTTCACCCCTATGGTCAGACCCTCGTTCATGCCCTTCCGCGTGAACTTCGGCTGACAGTGAAATGCGGCCATCAGATCCCGTTCCGCCGGGCCTAGCATACGTTTCTCCAGCTCCAACGCATCTACTTGGTCTCTCATTCTGTCCATCTGTGCCTTCTCCCATAGTTTGATGTGGTTTGCTGAATCCGGCGCGCCGGACATGTAGTCCATGACTCTCTTGTATGCAGACAT